GAAAGTAGAGAAGAGAAACTCCTTTGGAACATTGTAGATAAACGGAATACCGCTCATCTAAAACTTCTAAAGTTTCTAGGATTTAAGTTCTTACGGGAACTTGAACATGGTCCTAACAAATTAACCTTTATAGAATTTTGCCGTGTGCGAACCAGTAACATTAGCGTCGACCGCTTTAGGAATGGCCGGTCAAGTAGCTCAATCTAATGCAGACTCTGCTGCAGTAGAAGGTCGAAACCGTGCCAAACTACGTAATTTTGAAGATGAAAACAGGTTGTATGATCGAGAAGTAATGTTCGATCGTGCTGAGTATCGTAATGATATTCAACTTGCAGACATCGAACAAGACCAAATACATAGATCAATGGTAGATCAATGGACTCAACAAGATCAAAAACTTAATCAGTTGTTTGCAGAGAATGACCATGAGATGGAAAAAGCTTTGATTGAAATGTATGAAAATGAATATGCAGGTACACAAACGGGTCGGACTGCAGCTAGATTAGCAGGAAAGAGTGCCAAGAAAATGGGACAAGAACGATCTCGAGGACTGCATAACTTAATGATGGCACAAGAACAAGCCATTAGTGATAAAGATATGATTAGAAGTGATGCTGAATATAAATCTCGATCTACGTATGAAAAGATTAGGTTTGCTCCTATACATGGACCAACTCCAGAAGCTCCAGAACTAGAAGCTAAACCAAGTAAAGCAGGTCTAATTTTAGGATTAGCAACTAGTGCGATAGGTGGTATTTCTGATTTCCGAGGAAGTGATACATTTAAAACTAGGAAAAAACTAGGTAAAAATCCTTGGACAAATAGAAAACCCAAAGGAGGTAAGAAACCATGAGTTCATCTTTTAATAGAAATTTAGATCGCTTAAGACAAGGTGAGCGAGCTAATACTCAACGACGTATAAGCCAACGTAACGAGATGGCTGCAAGAGTGGGTAATCAAGGTATTAGAGATGCTGCTGCAGTAGCAGATTCCTTAAAAGATTTTTCTAGCACTTTAAAAGAATTCCATGAATATCATAAAGAAGAGCAAGAAAAGATTGGGTTTAATGAATATAAGCAATATAAAAAAGTAAATGCTGAAAAATATTTGGAGTTAGAAAACCAAATTACACAGGCTGAAGGTAATCAAAAAAAAATTGAAGAGTTAAGACGTAGACAATTAGAATTAAAAGGTAAAGATGGTTATGTCGATGCTGAACGTATAAGTCATTTGTCTGACTTTGCACAGGTATCATTTCTTAAACAAAAATTGCAAAATGTTATACCTACTTTTGAACCTAAGTTTCAAGACGCTATGCAAAATAGTGATCAAGAAATAACTTTAGGTGGTATTAAATATAAATCTAAAGATATACATAATGATAATACCCATCCTTTAGAATTTAAAAAAGCAGCTATAGAACATCATTCTGATAATATTTGGAAAAACTCTGGATTAGATCAGTACTCTCCAGAAATGTTAGAGTATGCTGGTGTTACTCAAGCATTTGATAAAGCAAAAAAAAGTTTAAATGATAAGTATACACAAAGGTATAATATAGAAAGAGGTTCAGTTCATAGAGAAAAACATGAAAAAGCTTTTGACGAAAGTGACATAACTGGTGATTCTATTGAATTACTTCACAAAGGTGTTTATAGTACTTTTGATGCTAATGGTAAATTAATGGATAGAGCAGGAGCATGGAAAGTTGTAGATTCTAAATTACTTTCTAGAGCTTTAAGTTCTGGTGAAGAACCTGATGTTTTTATTAATAATGTTTTAGATCAAGAAATACCTGAGGACTGGGCAAGAGAATTAGGTGTTCCAAAAGGTACAACTTTTAATCAACATTGGCCAAATAAAGCAGGTTCTATTATTGCTGCTGCTGAAAAAAGTATTGCAGATAAAATTGCTGCAGATAAAAAATATGGAGATAGTTGGGTACAAGGTAAGATAAATGACTTTATGGATAAAACACGACAGGGACCTTTAACTGAAGGAGAAGTAGAACAAGAAAAATTAGTATTTACATCTAGAGGTTTAAAAGTTCCTGATGAGTTACTAGATTATTTAACTCCATTTGATCAAGATGTTCAAAGGCATAAAGAAGAGATTATAGAAATGATGAAAACAAATCCTGAGGAAATTACTGAACAGTATTTAAAAGGTAAAAATCCTTTTGCAAGAGAAGGTATACCGGGATTAGAAGCATTACTAAAAGCTAATCAACAAGACGTGTTAACTAAAGTAACGGGACCTAACGGTACTCTTGAACCAAGTAAAGCAATTAAAAGTTTATTAGATACAACTCTTGATGGGATGAATTTAGTTGGTAATGAAAAAGATGAAACTTTTGTTCATTCAAAAGCTGCAATAGAACATGCTTATCTTGAAAAATATTATCAAAATATAAATGATGGTATGACACCTGATGTTGCTGCTTATCAAGCATTGAATGGTGAAAATGGAGTTCTTACAGATATTAGAACTAACCAAAACGACAGTCAGTATCTTGTAGCTCCTAATCATCATACTCAAGTTAATAAATTTAAACCTAATGAAGTTTTGTTAGGAGAGATTGAATCGGCAAAAATGGAATTAAATGCTGGAGTTGATCCTGAAGAAGTTCATATTGGAGGTCCTTATGCAGATAAACATTTAGAAACTATTCAAGAAAATATTAAAAAATATGGTTTATGGAGAGGTCTAGCTAAATCTAAACAATCAGTACAATATTATCAAGGAATAGCTAGAGGTAAAAAGTTTGAAAGAGGTGGTAACTACGTTTCACTTATAGATTCTCAACTTCGTTTAAAAGGTCATCCGGGATTTTTTGGATCTGAACTGGATGTATTTGCATATAATAATCCTCAATTAGCATTAAATAAAATTAATTTTGATTATGCTGAAGGTGATATTTTAGACAATATGGGATATAAAGAAGTATGGAATGAATCATTAAATTTATTAAATTTTAAAGATATTGATCATTGGTTACAAGCTAGTGGCGACATAAATGATTCAACGTCTGGCGATACTGGATTCTGGTCTGAAGTTGATAACATATCTTTTATAACTGATTACGACTTAGAATTTGGAGAAAGATTTTAAATGGCAAGAGAAAATACAGAGGCATTTAAGCCTTATGTTAATCCGGATGCTTACAATACATCAGACACAACGATGGATGATCCGGGAAATATAGAAAGATTTAACAGTATTATTCAAAATAATCCTGAACATAATTTTTTTGAAGGGAAACAAGTTCAACCTGTTCCTCCTCAAGAAGAAGAAGCTGTGGCTCCAGAGGTTAACGAAGTTGATCCTACTAAAGCTGGTATAGAACAAGATCAAGAAACTGGAAAACCTATACGAACTAATTTAACTTATACAATTCCAGTAAATGCAGAAGGTAAACATGACATTAAACATTTAGTACATAGAAATGGTCAACCCATGTCTTTAGCTAAAATTAACGCATTTAAGTTACAAAACCCTTTAATAGAACAAGAAAAAAAACTAAGAGAACTTTTAGATGATGAATTAAATTTAGAAAAACAACTAGAAGCTTTTAAGTTAATTAGAGGAGATCAACAATTAATTGATCGTCTTGATCGTAATGGTGATGGTGATTATACTTTTGCTGATATGTTTTACACTAGCCGTTGGAATAATGGTAAAGGTATTACAGCAGAACAAGATGCTAAGTATACGAAAGAATGGATAGATGGTGTAACTAATAAAAGTTTTGGAAGAAGATTAAAACAATTAATGCAGAGTGATCGTTTAGATCAACCTTTTGCAGGAGTTCCTATAATTGGCGGTATGGGAAATATAACTGCTTTATTAAAAAATAGAAGTGCAACTAGAGTTTTATTAGATAGAAGAAGACTTGCTTTGGCAGCTTTATCAGAATTAAAAGCTGGTGAAAACTTAGATGAAACTGCAGCTAAAGGTTATACTGAATGGGTAGGTAGTTTATTATCATTACCAGAACAAGTATTTTCTTTTGCTACTGGTGGTGATTTTGGGGGACATGATTCTAAATTAGATGACATAATTCTAAAACATAAAGACCCTTCGTCATATGGATTTGCATTGTGGAATCCAAGTTATCGTCAAGGAGCAGATGGACACATGCAAGAACTTGCTTATTGGGGTCCAGAAGCAGTTTTAACAGCTTTAACTCTAGGAGGTAGTTCAGGTAAATTAATACAACATACTAAACATTTACCAAAAGCTCAACGTTTATTAGCATTAAAAACTGCTAAATTTATTAACCCTAGTATTTCTACACGTTATAGTTTCACAGCTTTAGGTCAAAAACCATTAACTAAACTAACTAAATTAAAAAATTTTGCAGGTACTACTTACAAAGCAGCAGCATTAGAAACCTTTAAAGGTACTATGGTTAGAGACTTAAGTGAAAATAATTTTATCGAAATGTATGATGGTGATCCTACATGTAAATTTCATGTAGACTCTAACCCAGATGCTAACTTATATGGTAGACAATTAACTTGTGGAGTACATTCTAATGTAGCTAAACGTTTTGAATATTGGTTTAATGAAACTAATCAAGACGCATTAGGAGCTGGTTTTTTATATGGTACGTTTGGTAAAGTATTACCGGCAACTTGGAGACTTCTTGGAAATGCAAATAAGAAAGTTCCTGATACTAAAATATCTTTAAGTCAAGCAGATTTAGATAAAACAAAAATTACAACTAAAGCCAACGAATGGTCAACTTGGGAACAACGAGATTTATTTGATAGTGAAACTGTTTTTAAGCAACGTAACCAAGTTAACAATGATATAGTTGAAGCTGGTGAAGTACAATTAAATATGTTTAATGATGGTGCAGATAATGTTTATTTTAAAGATGGTACTCAAGCTCAAAATAATAAAGGGTTTGGTGCGTATGCTCATGGAGATAACATTCCCGGGCAAGGTGTTGCACCTGTTAGAGGTACAGTTACTACTGTTTTAAATGATGGTGACGAAATAGCTCTACAAGTTATACCACAAAATGGTAGTGTAGATGCTTTATTTTCTCCATTAAATTTACATAAAGCTGCTGTTGATGGTTTATCAGGTGATGCAAGGTTAAAGTTAGGTCTTGAGTATATTGATGATCCTTTACGTCAGAGACAATTAAAAGTTTTAAATAACAATAGTAGAAATTTAAAAGGCTATAGTGAAGGTACTTTAAGAAGAATACAAGAATTAGAAAGTAGAGATGGTGGAGCGTTAGAAGTAGGCGAATATTGGACAGATGATTTAATTCAACAACCATTTACTTTAAAAAAATTTCAAGATTATGATGATCTACAAAAATTTTTAGTTGATAAATTAGAGGTACAAGATGCTATAAATCAATCATTATTAATTAAAGTTAGAGATATAGCAGCTGCAGCTGAAGAAATGAAAAGTACATCTGATATATTTGCAACAGATGGTATTATTTCTAGATTAAATGATAACCTTACTGTAGGGTTAGCTGAAGTTAAAAAAACTCGTTTTAGTGCTAAGTTAATTAAAAAAACTTTAAATGAAAATAATGGTAAAATAACTGCTTCTATGGTTGAAGATTTAAACAAACAAATTGATACTCAAGGCAAATTATTTCATAGAGAGTCGGTAGAAGGTGTAAAATTAATGCACGATCTTATGAAAAATTCAGATAATCCTGATCTAGCTGCTTCATTCCTTGACATGTTTAGAATGTCTAATGATCTTCATAACTGGAGTGATATAAATGCTTTTGTAAGACGTCAAGTTGTTGGTGGTACATTTAATGATAAGAAACAAGCAGGAGCACTTATGGATGAACTTCGTGGTGTTATGCTTAATAGTATTTTAAGTGGACCTAAAACTCCTTTAAGAGCACTTATGGGTACAGCAGTAAATACATATTATAATGCTTTAAATGAATCTGCAGGAGCTTTTGTTATGGCAGGATTTGGTGGTGATGTTTTAAGTAGAAATATAGCTTTTGCTAAATTAACATCAATGATGCAATTAATTCCTAAAGCATATAAAGTGTTTAATCTTAATGTAAAATCTAAATTTAAAGCTGATTTTGCAGATCTTAAAAATAGATATACTGATCCATACAAACGTAGTGAAACAGATTTTGAATTTCAAAAACAAGTTATAGAACGTGATGGTACAAAAGGTGAAAAAGCTGCTTTGTACATGTTAAATACAGCTAGAACTTTAAACAATAATTCTTTACTTGGTTGGTCTACTCGTGTGTTATCAGCAGTTGACCCTACTTTTAAATGGTTATTAGCTAATACTAGGTCTTTAGAACTTGCTCATCGTGAAGTAGCAGAAGCAGCTGGAGGACATTTTAAAAAATTAGAGCCAGAAGAATTTGCTAAAATTCAAGATAAGCATTACAAAAATCTATTAGATATGGATGGTAATTTAGATGTTGGTAAAGATTCTTACTTAAATAAACAATATAAAGAAGTTACGTTAACTACTGAATTAACTGGTTTATCTCAAAGATTAGATGAAATAATTAAAGACTATCCATTATTACAACCTTTTTATTTATTTGCAAGAACTGGTATTAATGGTTTAAATTTTTCATTTAAAAATACTCCATTATTAAGTGCATTACACAAAGAATCACGTGATATTTTATTACATCGTGGAACTGATTATACGAGTTTAAATAAATATGGTATTGAAAATGCACAAGATTTAATAAATGCTAGAAATATATTTGCTGGTAGACAAGCGGTAGGATCTGCAGTTGTAGGAACAGTTGCTATGATGTATCAAGCTGGATTACTTACTGGTAATGGTCCTGCAGACAAACAAATGAAAGAAGGATGGAAAACTGGTGGATGGAAACAAAACCATATATATTTAGGTAACGTTGGATTTAACTATACTTCATTGGAACCTTTTAATGTTATCTTTTCAACTATAGCTGATATAGGAGATAATATAGAACTTATGGGTTCTGAATGGGCAGAAAAAAGATTACAAGCTGTTATGTATGTAGTTGGTAGAGGTCTTACAGGTAAAACTTATTTATCTGGATTAGATCAACTTATGCAAGTTTTACAAAATCCTTTTAGTTACCAAAGTCCTAAAGCTGTTATGAATGTATTGAATAATAGTTTTCCATTAGCTGGTATGAGAAATGAATTTGGTAAATGGATTAATCCTCATATGAAAGAATTAAATTCTAGTATGTGGGATTCATTAAGAAATAGAAACTTAGCTAGTGAAGCTTTAGCTAGTAATCCTTTACCTAATAAACATGATATATTAAATGGTAAACCAATAAATAATTGGAATATTATTGGTAGATCTTTTAATGCAATATCACCCATACAAATAGATATTAGGTCTCAATCACCGGGTAGAAAACTTTTATTAGATAGTAATTTTGATTTAAAAACTACAACATATAACCATAAAGGATATTCTTTGGTAAATGAAAATGTTGTTAGATCTCATATGCAAAATGAAATGGGTAATGCTAAAATTCAATATAGAGGAAGATCATTTAATAGTCCTGAAGAAGCTTTAGATTTTATAGCAACATTACCTGATATTAAAATTTCTTTACAAAAAATGAAAGATAATGTTAGACATCCAGAAAAAATGTTTGTTAATCCTAAAGAATATCCTCATAATATAGCAATTAATAACGTTTTAAAACAAGCTAGAACTTGGGCATGGAATAAAATGAGCACAGAAGGTCACCCTGCTTATCCTAATATTCAAAAACTAATAGCCGAAAAAGATGGTGAAAATACAATTACAAGAGATACGAAGAAAGAAATTCTAGAACTTGGATTCCCTCAACAATTCCCTAAGAACTAAATGGCACATACAAAAAAAACGATAGCCGGTAATGTTAATAACGGCACAGCAAATACATTTAGCTACTCAGGGAGTTTCGATGTATTTAAAGCGTCAGAAGTAGAAGTAGAGCTAGATAACATAGCACTTACTTTTACTACTAGTACGATTAATGAATCCGCCTCACCCCGAGAATATACAGTAGATTTTAATAATAAAACAGTTCACATTGGTGGAGCTAATTTAACAAGTAGTGATTCTGTTGTAATACAACCAGTTACAGATATGGGTGACCCTACACCAAGGGCAACCTATACTGCTGGATCTTCTATTACCTCTCAAGATCTTAATAATAACCAACTACAATTATTACGAAAAGCGTTAGAATATAACGAGCAAAAATTAGCTTCTCGTGGTGGTACCATGACAGGTAACCTTCATATGGGTCAAAACGTTGACCTAACTTTTGAAGGTGATACAGAAAATAATTTTGAAACATCTATAACTGTAGCTGATCCTACAGCTGACAGGACTATTACGTTTCCTGATACTACAGGTACCGTAATAACAACTGGAGACACAGGAACTGTAGCGACTGGCATGATTGCAGCTGATGCTGTAACAGGAGCTAAAATTGGTGATGATCAGATAAATTCTGAACATTATGTAGATGGGTCTATTGATACTGCACACATTGGTAATTCTCAAGTTACCGAAGCTAAATTAGCTAATAGTGCTGTTACTACAGCTAAACTTGCAAACTTAAATGTGACTTCTGCTAAAATAGCAGCAGATGCAATTACAACTGCTAAAATAGCTGATGACCAAGTTACTCAGGCAAAAATTGCAGATGATGCAGTAGGTACAGATCAAATTGAAGATTTAGGTGTAACAACAGCAAAAATAGCAAGCAACGCTATTACTACTGGCACAATTATGGGTAGTGCCGTTACTACAGCTAAAATAGCTAACGACGCAGTTACAGCAGATAAAATTGCAGATGCAGCTATTGTAACAAATAGTGAGCAAGCATCGGCTACACCAGATGATGTAACTTTCTTTACTACTGCCGCTGCCGAAGCTAGATATTTTAACGCAACAACTTCAGAAACTATAAAAGACGGAGATGCATTTCCAGATAACGATACAACTATTGCTACAACCGCAGCTATCAACGACAGGATAATTGACCTTGTTGATGACGTAGGTGGTTTTGTACCGATAGCTAATGAAACAAGTTTTCCTAATGCTAACCCTGACGTAAATAATGGTACTGGTACTCTTGTAAGTATTAAGGCATTATCTCAGAACTTAACTTCTAGTGGTTCTGGCGTAATATCTATAAGTAACGGAACAGTAGGTAACTCAACTGTAACGATTACTGGAGCAGCTAACAGCACAACATATGCTGCAACATTTGGGATGATAGTAGAAACTACTACTACTCTCAATACTTATACATTTCATAGATTAGTACCAAAGGCAACCGAGGTTACAACAGTTGCTGCAAACGTATCAGCTATTTCAACAGCTGCAACCAATGTTGCGGATATAAACAACTTTGCAGACATATATCAAATAAGTAATTCTGCACCTACAGCTAGAGCTGATAGCTCATCATTAGCTAATGGTGATTTATGGTTTGATAGCTCATCTAACAAAGTGTTGATGATTTACGATGGTAGTTCTGGAGACGGATTTAGTGCTGCTACACCTAACCAGTCTGACCTAATTAATATAAATATTGTTGCTGGACAGATTGTATTTAGTGAAGATTTAGGCTTAATAACTGATGCTGTAAATACTGGATCTGGTAATAACTCAGTTAATACAGTTGCTGGTTCTATAGCTAATGTCAACACGGCTGCTACAAATATTGCAAATATAAACACAGTAGCTGGAAATAATTCAAACATTACAGCAGTAGCTGGAAACTCATCTAACATTAACTCTGCGGTTTCTAATGCTTCAAACATTAATAGTGCTGTAAGTAACGCATCGAATATTAATAGTGCTGTTTCTAACGCATCAAATATAAATACAGTTGCTGGATCAATCTCTAACGTAAATACGGTTGGAGCTTCAATAGCTGATGTAAACAGATATGCTGCTGAATATGTAATACAAAGCGGTACACCTAGCTCTCCTAGTGCTGGTGACCTTTGGTATAATACTGGAACAAATGTTCTTAATTACTACTCAGGTAGTTCATTCGTAGGAATAGCTCCCGGTATTCAATCACTAGCAGAAGATTCTTCACCTGAACTAGCTGCTGCATTAGATTGTAATGACAACAACCTTACTGAAGTAGGGACTGTTAATGGTAATAACTTACAAATTGACTTCGGAACTCTTTCATAATGGCAAAATTATTAAAACTAAGACGAGGAACAACCTCGCAACATAGTAGCTTTACTGGAGCCGAAGGTGAAGTTACTATTGACACAACTAAAGATACAGCAGTTGTACATGACGGCTCACAAGCTGGTGGTAGACCTTTATTACGTGAAGATTTAAACAATCTAGGTACTGGTGCTATAGCTACAGCTAAGATTGCAGATGATGCAGTTACAACAGATAAACTTGCAAACTCTATAAACTCAGCGATAACAGCAAACACAGCTAAGACATCTAACGCTACTCACACAGGAGAAGTAACAGGTGCTACAGCTTTAACTATTGCAGATGATGTAGTAGACGAAGCAAATCTTAAAATATCTAACTCGCCAACTAATGGCTATTTTTTATCAGCACAGTCTGGTAATACAGGTGGTCTAACTTGGGCAAACGTAGATTTAACAGCATTAAGTGCATCTAATCTAACATCTGGAACTGTACCTGATGCAAGATTTCCTGCAACATTACCAGCAGTTAGTGCAGCTAATTTAACAGCAATACCAGCTGCAAACATAACTGGTACATTACCAGCTTTAGATGGATCAAACTTAACTGGAATTGCAGGAATACCGTCTGGTGTTATTGCTATATGGTCTGGAGCTACAAGTGCTATTCCTTCTGGTTGGGTTATATGTGACGGCAACAACAGTACACCAGATTTAAGAGACAGGTTTGTAGTTGGTGCTACGGCTGGTACTGGTGATACTTCTTTCCCCGGAGTTTCTCCCGGAGCTACTGGTGGTGGTTTTTCTGGTTCTATGACAGTTTCTGTTTCTGGTAATACTGGTTGGGCGTCACAGTACGCTAACGCTAGTAGTACGCCTAACGCATCTCCAGAACCATTTAACTCAAGAGATAGACACCAACACGGATGGGGTGGAAACTTTAGTCATTCATATGACAAAACACCTCCTTACTATGCTCTTGCATTCATTATGAAATCTTAAATATTATGGCAATTACTAAAACATGGGAAATTGACACGTTAGAACGTGACCCAGCTGACGGTTTCGTTAGAAATGCGTTATGGGTTTTGACAGGAAAAGATGGTGATACGATGACAGGACAACGTGGAGGTTCAGCTTGGTTTGCAAAACCTACATCATTACCAAGTGATTTTATCGCTTACGATAGTTTGGATGAAGCAACTGTACTTGGTTGGGTTAAAACTCAATTAGGTACAGAGCTGTGTGCATCTTATGAAAGAGATGTATCTTATACAACTGCTGTAGGTAAACCTTGGTAACATATATGAAATTATTAACTACCCTCACATTATTGTTTTCAACAAGTGTTGTGTTCGCACATCCAGAGATAAAATTACACACTCACGATGGAACCTCAGATACCGAGTTGGAATATACCAACGGTCAACTTTCCGAGTCCAAATAAAATAAAAACTGTAGAAATACCTTTACCTAAAGCTGACGTACCTTATTATGTACCTATGGTTGTACCTCCTAGTGATCTTAGAGATGAACAAGGAGTAAAACCTAAGGCAACAAAAACAGAGACTCCGCCAGCTCCTAAGTTAAAGATACCAAATTTACCACCTATACCTATACCTTCAACTGAAGTATTAGTTACAACTAGCATAGCAGCTGTTACAGCAGTTGCAGCTACAACTTTTACACAGCCGATTATAGAAAATATAAAGAAGAAAGTACAAAAATTCCTACAAGGTAAGATAAACAAATGGAAGGAAAACCGCCTGAAGAAGAAAAAAAGAAAGGACTCTTAGGTAAACTAAAAGATGCTGCTGAAGATAAGGAGCATCAGATAGAAATCTTAGGTACCTTTGTTAGACTAGGTGTAGTCGTCTGGTCAGGTTTTATTATTACTATGAACTATGTAGAAATACCGATGGTAAAGAAGTCTGGAAACAGCGATATCACGTTCGTCGCCAGCGTTTTTACGGGAGCTTTGGCAACATTCGGTTTGACTACTGGTAAAAATGGTGGTAGTAAAGGACCAGTAAATTGCCCAATGAATAAACCTAAACCAAAAGTATGAAAAAATGGATCATACTCTTGGCTCTGTTATCACCCGGCATAGCAAGAGCAAACAC